GTCGGGAGTTTCCTGAGGCATTACTTTAGCTTTAGCAGCCTCTTTCTTATCCTCTTGACTCTGCTCATAAACTTCTCTATCAAGGGAAGGTAGTTCAGCATTCTTCAACAGGGCATCGACAATATCAACTTGGTCTGCAAGACTAATATCAGCACCATTAAGATTACGTAGGTAGGAACCTAGTTCTTTGAGGTCATGAGGAGCTACATCACCAGCTTCAATTACTGGCATGTGATCATAGTTAAGTCCATTAAGTTCCCAAAGACGTTCAACCAATTGTTTGTTCAATACATCTACAACAGATTGGATGTAGCTTTCCAAAGCTCTAAGGAACAGATCAGTCTTAGATTTAGATAAAGCGTAGGAACCACTAGAGCTACTACCAAGCATTAGAAACTCTGACAGGATACTTCTAGCAATGTCATGCTGATAACGTTTGATAACCGGGTCAATATCAATGTTACGGTTACCTTCAGAAGACATCAGACTAATATCTAGAAGTCTGTGGTTTGAAGGGGCACCCTCTTTATCTGGATACATGTCAGAAGGAAGTAGAATGTAACCATCACGTCCAAACTTGACATTCTCTAGAACTTCCTTTAAACTAGTAACGATAGCCTTCTGAGAATCAGTAGCATCTGTTGCTAGGTAGTCAGAAGGGATACGACCAACAGGGATACCATTGAGTTCCCTTTCGATAGCAATAGCTTCAATACTTTGGAAGTTGTTCAGGTATGTGTAGCTAGTGAAAGCATTTCTTAGGATACTTCTACCAGAAGGATCACCATTGACAGTAGGTGTTTTGTAGTATAGGCTTTTATCTAGTGGGATATACTGCCCACCACCTGTACCAAAACCTGTGTTCTGCCAAAGACCTTTAACGTCACCTGATTTACGTTCAACATCGAACTTAGTGATTGTCCAAGGTGCCCGAGAGGCGATCTTACGTACACCAAGTCTACCATCGTTAAACTTTGATCTTTTCTTAGGATTACTGTTGTTTGGTCCTTGTCTACGTTTGTAAACAACCTCAAACCAAGAGAAACCGTAAGATAGGAATGAGAGGGATTCACTAACATGATCATCTAGAGTGTGATCCATATCTTTAAGGACACTCTCCACAAACTCAGCCTCTTTCAAAGCACCTTCAGAATCGTCTGCGGGTTTTACTTTGATTTCTACATCTCTAAGGATCTGTTCTACAGCGTACATAACAGCACCAATAGTACTGTCATTCTCTCTCATCTCTCTGTATTTCTTTACAGCATTTCTACCCTTAAGTTCTGGCAGAAACTCATCAGCACGAAGGATACCCGTGTGAGTGTTAGTACCAGCTACACCGAGGATCTTTTGTGAGGCTGGTTTTGATAGTTTATCTGCCATTATATTACCTTATCTGGTTATACTTTTTTACTCATATGGGCAAGCTTAAGTTCTGGTCTTGCGTAACCATTGAGCATAAGTTCTGTTAAAGCCCAAACACAGGCGTCTAGCCGGTCTGGAGAACCAATAGAACCAAGTGGCTCCCAAGTTCTCATTTGTGTCTCTAATTCATTAAGGTTCTGGCCATCCTCAGGGTTTCTGACGTGATGCACAAGACCTCTTTCATATAGAGCAGAGATAGGTTCAGCCCTAGCGTATTTACCTCTGGAAGCTCTAACAGCTTTATAAGGTACAGTCTCATCTACACCTCGAAGGGTTGTCTTAACCATGTCACCACCTTGGTTGACTTCAGCTACGATCCTGTCAGCTTGGTACTTATGGTATAGCTCTACAGCCTTCTGTGCCCATCCCTCAGGGGATAGTTTATCTGTGTAGTCAGCTAGAATATACCCATGACCATTAACATCAATACCAGCAACCATAATACCTGTCATGTCTGACTCAGCATTAGCTGTAACAGCAGGGTCTAGAGCTACAACCACTCGATTTAGTTGAGGGACTTCATTCCTATCAATCTGAGCATTGTCAAGCGTGTCAGTGGTCCATAGAGCACCTTCAGCTTCCTCTAGGATCTCAGCATACAATTCCTGTCTACCAAGCCTTGTACCTTCATACTGAGCCTTAACAGCCTCAAGATAGGTTCCAGCAAGGTTAGCAGCATTATCAAATGTTGAACCAGTAGTAATATGTGTTGTGGGGTTTTTAGTTAGTTTGCGGACCAGTTTAGTTGGTCTAGGTGTTGTCGTAACACAAACTTTAGGGTGTTTACCCAAACGAAGACAGAACTGGAGCATATCCCAAGTGTCTTCATCTTTATTCCAAGCACCAAGCTCATCACACCATGCAGCCTCAAACTGAGGTCCACGGAGACGTTCTGGTTCTTCTGCGGAATAGAATTCTACTTTAGCACCATTCTCCCAAGTCAAAGTTCTCTTAGTAGGAGACCATTCAGGGAAGCCTAGTTCTTTACCTTTGTAAGTCTTATCACCTTTCCAACACACAGCTAGAAAACCGGACTCACCTTTAACCATAACACGTTCAATATCAGAGTTAGTAGAAGCTACAGCAGCAATACGTTTCTTACCTTGCTTAACTTGCTCTCTAACCCACTCTACACCAGCCCGAGTTTTACCAAACCCACGACCAGCGTTAATGAACCAAGTATTCCAGTCACCTTCAGGAGCTAATTGTGTAGGTCTAGCCCAAAACTTCCAGTCGTGAGACAATTGCTCTACTTTAGTCGGACCTAGCTCTTCTAAGACTTGTCTTAAGTTACTTGCTGAAAGATTACGTAGAGTATCTGCATTAGCTATCATATCTAAGGACACTCCTAAGTAATTGCCTACTTTTTATTGGTTTTAGGAATGAACTTACGTGCCTTCAGTGATTCATACCTTTTATATGCATTACTGATAGACTTATGTAGGTCTATTTCCCCATTAGCCTTAACTACAAGAATTTTACTCATAGTACCCTCCTGAGTAACTGGTATGAGTGGTGGGATTCGAACCCACACTGAACTAGGTTTAAACCAGATACCTCTACCGGTTGGGTTACACTCACATGTTATTGGCAAAGGTGTAGAGACTCGAACTCTATCAGCGAGGGGTTGGAATCCTGCGGCATCACCCAAATGCTCACCCTTATATGTATCTATAGTTTAACTGTAGTCATTACTGACGCATTACAACACTCGTCTTTCTCTTTTGTTTAGCTACGCTAGAAGTCGAGAGAACTCCTTTAGTCCACTTACTACAGTTATTGGTGGGAGAGTATGGAATCGAACCATGCACCTTTCAGTTCCAGATTTACAGTCCTTCTGTAGCGACCAGCTACTGAACTCGCCCATGTATCTATTGAAGGACTTGAGGTGCTTTAACCTATGCCAGCGCCGTAGCTGTGACATTCCCTAAAAGCCTTAGAGGTCTAGAAACCCTCTTCACAATGTAACATTCATTGATTACCCGAAGGCAGGCTTAATAAGTAATTGGTACCCAAGGTGGGATTCGAACCCACAAAAAACAGCTTCTAAGGCTGGTATGCTATTCCACTTACATCGCTCGGGCATATGTCTCTCTTGAGACTAAACTTTGGCGAACCGTTAGCCTAGTAACTTTGGAGGCTACTGTTGACCCCTTAGATTTCTATACCGCCACGGTTCTACGGCGGATATTGGTCAGTGAGTCAGGACTCGAACCTGCCAGCCAAGCTTCCAAGGCCTAGTGCTACACCTGTACGCACACTGTTTAATTAGTAACTGTAGTTCTGGGACGTATGACTATCCAGATATTCCTTACGCCATCCCCTATTGTCTAGCACTTACGTACCTATCGTCGGGTACTCTACAGTATTGGCATCCTACCTAGGATTCGAACCTAGCACTGGTCGGTTAACAGCCGAGCCTCCCCGCCTAGAGGAGCCGTAGGATATATAGTTATTGGTCGTCCCAAGAGGACTTGAACCTCTGTCTAACGTTTATCAGACGTTTGCTCTAGCCAGTTGAGCTATAGGACAATGTTGGAACCCCGAGTAGGAATCAAACCTACCTGTTTTGGCTTCGTAGGCCTAACCTGTCTCAGCAGCCGGGGTATATTTGTAGTTATAGCAGTAGTAGTAACCACTGTCAACTACAAATTGGAAGTCCTTGTCGGTACTGCCCCGACTTCTACGGGTTTGCAAGCCGTTGCCTTACTTTCTGGCTCAAGGACTAGTATCTATTGGTGTTTGTTAAGGATTCAAACCTTACCCCTGTTGTCAAAACTACTGGTGGATACGGTCCTTGTACTTTGGACTATCTTACCACGTTCACCCAACAGATATGCACCTTTACACCTTACAAACATATTGGCGATCTATACGGGACTCGAACCCGTCTTATCCGGTCGACAGCCGGATGCATTCCCTGATTGCTAATAGACCAGTATCTTTGGACTACACTCAGGAATTGTGCAGCTTTGTAGGATTACCACGGACGTCTCTCGTACCTACATAAGTATCTTTGGGTCGGTCTCTCCCGACTTGTCACAAGAACCCCCTGTCAGGCCTAAGGCGCTACCTCAGGATGCTTTGGAGCGGCTGTAGGGAATCGAACCCTTTACTCACAGTGTGGAGCACTGTTACTAGCCCAACTAGAATTAAGTTACAGACGCAATTGGTGCCGCAGTCAGGAATCGAACCTGCTTCATCGACTTACAAGATCGACCATCATCCGGTTAAATGTTTCAACGGCTTGTATCTAAGGATACTGGTTGGGAAGGCTGGGTTCGAACCAGCACTCACAAGAATTCAAAGTTCTGTATTTTACCAATTAAACTACTTCCCAGAATTGGAACTGGGTGAAGGGATTGAACCTTACATCAACACGGATCACAACCGTGAGACCTCACCAGAGGAACCCAGCAAATCAGGGTTGATGTTGAACTTTAGTATTAGTCATCGTAACATCCTTTAATCTCTTGTTGGTGTTGTTTGTACTTAAGTTTGTCTCTCATGTCAATACAAACGCAACACCAACAGTGCATTCTTTTTGTCTTCTTACCCTTCATCTTTACAGACCCTGCTGAGGGATGAATAGGATACTTTCTTTTCTTAAAGTTACGTCCAGTGCCATATACTGGTGATTTAGCCATAGTGACACCTCCTAACGTAACTGGTAACCCCTAGGGAATCGGACCCTAAGACAGCAATCTTGTAAGGATCGCCCGCTGACCACAGCTAAAGGCTTTAAACTTTGGCCCTCAAGGTAGGAATTGAACCTACATTAAACCAACATTAACCTTGTGATCACCTAGGTCAAACATGAGGATATTTTATTGGACCACCCGGAGGGATTCGAACCCTCGACCTGAGAATTAGAAGTTCCCTGCTCTAGTCCACTGAGCTACGGGCGGATATAATACTTGGTAAGACACCTAAGGACAAGGAGGGAGGAAAACCTCAGATGCCTTACGAAGTATTATTGGGAGGGCATACGGGATTCGAACCCGTGTCCTTCGAGGTTGAAAACCTGATATCCTAGACCGCTAGATCAATGCCCCACTCTTGTACTAATGTATATACTCTTTATTACTGCAAATGTCAAGTAGTATTTTAAGTATATTGCCATCCTCTAAACCATATAGGAAACTATGGATGGCTGAAGTTATTACAACTAAATAGTAGGTTTAATCTTCACCGGGACAGCATGGAGCCTGATACCTAAGTATCCCCCTGCCTTCTGTACCTACACCCGGCCTACTTTTGTACCTCAATAGAGGTAACTGGTGGAATGCTTGGGAATCGAACCCAACTCAGTCGCATTGCAAGTGCAACTCGCCAGCCCTTGGAACATGGCACCCCTTATATTAGATAACTACTACTATGGTTTTAATACCTGCTGCCTTACTCAAAGACTTACAATTGTCACAGGCATAAGTGTGTCCTTCAAGGTACAATACAGAACCTTCAGACTTTTCCCCAACTAACCCTAATGCTACTTCTTCAGCATGACCTTGCTGTTTACACACAGACTTACATAAGTCATATCTCTCACCTGATTTAGCACTAATCTCATCCCTAGGACAAACTTTAATACTAGGATCAATCATATTATAACCTATAAACTCTTCACCAGAAGGTGTCACAATAGTAGCTTTAACCTTCTGTTTAAGGCAATGTTGCATATAGATACCCCCTTATATAGTAACTTAACACTAGAACACTTAAGTAGAAGTGTCAAGTTTTATTTTAGGGAGACTCAGGAATAACATAGTCATAAGGGAAACCTTCTTGTTCAGGTAAGTCCCTAAGCTCTTGTCGGTATTTAACCCAAGCTTCCTTATCTCCAGTGAAATCGTTTAACTGTGTGTAGTCACAATCAGACAATAACTCATTTCTCTTACTACGTAAAGACTTTTCTACGTCTTCAATAGGTCTTTTTTCTACTAGCCAACTCTGGACATACTCATCCTCTACCCAATGCCAATCACCCTCTAGGGTAACATGGGTAATAGAATCTATCACAGGTCTCTCTGCAAGACTGGCAGGATAAACATCATACATAGTCAGTGTCTCACTAGAAACATCTTTAGGGAAGCTAGTGTTAGGGTTGTCACGCTTCAACTCTACGATAGAGTACTGCTTAAGTCCATCTTCTCTTTTAATAACAAACATCAGAAAGAAATCTCCAGAGAAAACAAGTGATGACCTTGACGGCCAGCATCAGTAGTCGTGATCTGCTCGTCTACATCTACATCACCGGGGTTGAGTATTTTGTAAGCATACTGTGTCCCTGTATTAAGAGGGTTCACATGAGTCCACCCACCCTCTACAAAAGTAGGTGTTGGGTCTTGTGTAGCTGAAGCTTGAGGACGACCTGTTAGGAAGTAACCTTTTAACCTAATGACACCCTCAGGGACTGTAGCAGGGGTTTCAGCACTTAAAGTACTATTCAAAGCAGCAGATCCATCAGCAGTTGCTGTGTTACCTACAACGATAGATTGGATAGGTGTATTTGGTGTGAAGACCATCATAGCACCATTACTAGTCTCTATTCCACCACTAATACTTACAGTTACATCCGAAGAAAAGGAACCTGTGGAGACATAATAGTAACTAGAACCTTCTGGATACTCTGTACCATCAAAGTTGTCAACGATAAGTGTACCACTTGTCCCGTTAATACTTGTACCGTTTTCTGAGTAACCATCATTATCCCACATAACAGCAAACACGCATAACTCATCTAAAGTTACAGGAATACCTGTGATAGTGGTTGTATTAGTGTGTGCAGTTTCCCTACCTAGAGAAGCCACCCTAAAGTTTAACCCTATCCCATCAGAAGAACCCATTCCTAGTAAACGTGGGATTATAGGCATTAGCTTGATACCCCCACGAAATTACCATACAAGGTTGATCCAGTTTTCCACATAGCAATTACGTTTGTCTCGCTTGTGTCTAGTGTAGGTGCAGAGCCACCAAGCCACTCCATAGTAGGCCAAGTGATTGTGAAAGATGAACCATCATCAATTTGTAGTAAGACACTCTCACCATCAGCTAGAGAGTCTGTGGGAGTACTGTTGCCTGTTAAAGTCCACTCTTGTACTGTACCATTAACAGGATCAATAGCAGGAGTTGTACCTGATGGCATAGTGCCTGTAAGTTCTGTAATCTCACCACCAAAAGTAAAACCAGCACTAACACTAGTGTTACCAGAAGCGTCAATTGTTAGTCTGTCAACTGTACCACCGGATTGTAATACCAATGGACCTTCTGACTTCATCGACAGTGCGCCAGTACCCTCACTATACTGAA